TTTTTTTTTTTTTTGTGTCCCACACGTAAACCCTAGAACGGGGTTGCGGGTGAGCAAGACGGGTCAAATTTTGATTAAAAGAGTAGTCTGAGACTAGTCTAGGGACAGTATCCAGCGGTACTGAAGAAATTCAAAAGAGGGAAAATTTGGTAAAACTCCTTTGAGTTTAGCGGTAGCCAAGACCTGGGTAACCCAGTTCTTGTAATTATTTGGTCCCGCATGGAAGGCTAATTGAGCTAGAGAGGTGACGGTGTCTTGCCAATCACCGTCACGGACCCACATTACTGATTGTTGGTAGACCGCTGGATCAATTGTGGGATGTATATACACTGGCATTTTAGGGTCTGGTACAAAGTGTCGTTTTAGGAAGGTCACATCTAAGATTGTAGAGTCTAAATTAAAATCACCAGCTTTAGAGGCGGGGGTCACTTCCAAGGGGGTATTGCGATCAAAGAACTCCTTTATAAAACCAGGTGGTATGGGTGGGTTATGAGCATAGACCACATCATCTCCATAAGCCAAGATCCGATAGGCTTCAGCATTAAAATCTGGGTGCATTGAGAGAGCTGAAATAATGAAGGCATTGTTTAAGATAGTGTTTAAAATTGAGGTGCCCACACAGCCAGATGGCATCCCGCCTTCCATTAAGACCACAGCACTGCCATAGACATGCTTTGATACCCCAATTGCTTCAACATAAATCCTAACTTCGTCGTCACCAATGAGATTAGCAAGATGACGACCCAAGACAAAGAAGGCTCCAGACGGTATGGAGCCATCAAAATTCTTGTAATCCAAGTCATAGACACGGGAGTAGTCAACGAAGGAGTGATAGAATTGGGTCCAGTGCACGTCCGGGTCCGCACCAACTGCAGATCCGTAGCAACCAGGGTTTGACTGCATTTCTTCAAAGAGACCCCCAAGTAACATACGCCCGGCCAAAATTAGGGGAAGAGAAGCAGACTCCACCACTCGAGTCTTTCCTTCAGATATCTTCTCTAGGGAGCGTAATTCATCTTTCAAGAAGGTGGTGTAGAGAAATGCACCAGGGGTTTCAAGTGCTACATTAACATCAGCTTCAAGGAGGGGAGTGGGGACCCAGCATGAGAGGGTGTCATCCCAGTCAAAAAGAGATTTGCGTGAGATACCCATTGTATTGTAGGGGAAACCTGCAGAGTTGCTCATATCAATCCCATCTAAGCGAGGGGTTCCATTAATTGCTTCAAGGAGGGTCAGAGTTCGAATTTCCACATTTTGAAAGGCAGTTAAGTAGTGGGAAAGTGATGGTTCAAAGGCTGGCCACATCTCCTTCTGGTCTTTCACATACTTGGCAAAAATTGTTTGATCAAGTGCCTTATCTTGCATAAGCCTGGGGTCTCTGGTGGTCAAGACTGCTGGGCCGTGAGTGGCTTCAAAGGCACCAGCTGCAGGTGATGGTCGCAAGCGGGTGGTGCGTGGTATATGGACAGTTTTATCTAGAGTTTCCAAGTAGGTGCGGAGTCCTTGACCAACAGCCATGATTGCAAGAACAGCTCTAACTGAGTCCAATTTAAAGATTGCAGCAAAGCCAGAGTGCCCCACGTAGCCTGCATAGTGCAAGCCAACAATATGATTGTCCGCCGGATTTTGGGAGATCAAGGGGGCACCGCAGAGACCTTCGTAGGTGGCAGCTATATAACCCACAGTTTCTGAATGAGTTATGCCATCTCCAGTTCGTAACATTCCATGGTCCCGCATTTGTGTTGCTTTAACTATACTGGTGTAGCCTTCCAAATTTGAGATCATAACCCCGGAGCCATACAAGGTTGGTTTTGCGCGCATGTACTTTGTCATATCTTTACCCATTGGACCAGTGGGGACTCTAAAGTAGAGCAACTCTTCACAAACTTCAATTTTACATTGATTCCATTGGTAAGTGGCTCCAGCCAAGGTAAAACTTTCAGTGTAGTGATCTGTAAAGCGCCTGGGATCCACCCAGACCCTGCCAACAATGTTAAAGGCAGACATTCCCCCATGTGAGTTGAATATCGGGTGCACCGCACCTCGCACCTTGCCAGAGATTTGGGGAAGTCCATGGTACTGCAGGGTGCCAGAGGAAGGCACAACTGTACGAAGTGGGAGAGCAGGAGGGGGAGGAGGGGGTTTTTTCTTACTTGAGCCATTGTTAAGTCCACTATATGCGGCTTGTTCAACTAAGGGGGCCTTTGTGGCCTTCCGTATTGCAATGATAGAAGCAATTAGGGTTGTAAGTGCTGCAATTCCAGACAAGATCATAACTCCGGCGGCTATTTTACTCTTATGCTTCCTTGTACCAAGCACGAAATAGCAGCAGATGTTTCCTTCTTCAGCAGATTTAGTAAAATGGTCTTTGACTGAGGTCCGTAGACGCGCGGACTCAGTGACTAGATCGTCCACGGTCTTCCCTTGGTAGACCACGTGCTTCAAGAGGTCATTGTTGTCACTACGCCTGTTTACTTCACTGACAACTTCATCAATAAGATGATAGAAGTCGGGGGCTGGAAATTTCTTAGCAGAGTCAGAATCAAGTAGAAGTTTTAATGTTGTTCCATTAAAAAGAGGAAAATCCGCTTTCACATAATCACGCGGAGCCGGGCCACAAGGGGTCAATGCAGCGGCCACGTCAAGATTTCCCACCAAGGTCTCCACTGTAAACTTATAGTGTAACCTTCTTTTAAGAGCAGCCGCGCAGCGAGCAGAAGCATTGTTGGGCACTGCAAAATTTGCTGGAACTATAATAACCCGCGAAGTATAGGGAGTTCCCTTACGATCACAATCTGCAACAGGAGGTAAGTAGGGAGCAGAAGAGACGAGATTGCAAAAACCCTCCCAATCCGTACCATCAGGTTTCTGTCCGAGATCATCCATTATGTGTACTGTTTGGCCCAAGTAGGAGTCAAAGTACTCTGAGGCCGAGGAAGGGGCATAGATGTCGGAGGGTGGTTTTCCAAGTGCCTTGCAAATAGCATGAGCCAGGGCATTTGAAACAATTGACTTTCCAATTCCTGGATCCCCATGTAAGTAGACCACCACTGGTTCAGGCCTAGCAGTAAAGGCGGCCTTTGCATAGAAGGCTAGCGTGTCAGCATAGTTGGTCACTGCTGTTCTCAAGAGGGTGACATAATTTGTCATATTCAATTTGTTAGCGGTCAGAAGTAGATCTTTAACCTCGGCAATGTTGGATTGTAGCTTGGTCACGTCCAAGCCAGTGGCAGTTTTTGAGGCAATTGAATCAAGATAAAGAGCCATGACTATCTCTCCCTTCTCACGCTCAAAGACTTTTTTTGGGTCATAAAGAACACTATACCCACACTTCTCAAGAATCCAGGCGGCGATCGCCAAGATCTTGTCGGTTGCCCATTCAGCATTTTTCAAACCGGCGATATTGAAGTTGAAGTCTTTTAAACCTTCTGACCAGCCTTGTTTCCCGGCAAGATGTGAGTTTAAGTCGTCCCCTCCTTCTCCAACTAGGCTCACTGGAGGTTGTACAGTGCAGTCTTCCTCAGTAACCTTGAACCCCAATTTTTCTTTAACCCAGATGTAAAGAGCAGTAAAGGGATTCGAATCACGAAGCCTCTCAACCAAGTAGGGGGCTAAGTCCCCTACAATTAAGGTTATTACTCCAGCAATAGAGAGAGGGGTTGGGGATCCGAAGATGATCATTATATAGCCAATTATTTTAACCAAAATTCCTAAGATGCGTGAGAAGATATTGCCGGTGACTCCAGTAATTAGGGGTTTATAATCATTTAAGGTGGTAGTAATTCCTTTGATTGAATCAGAAGCTTCTCGCAGGCTCTCTGCAAGGCTTGTGGTCTGGGTTTCAAACATTGTTATAGTGTCAGGATCTGAAATGTTAGCAGCAGCAATCGAGAAATTCTCCAAACAATCAGTCACGCGATCAATATCTACTGCCTCAATTGTCGCCGCAACACTGGACACTGAGTTTAAAACCTTATCCACACGTTCAGGGGTGGTAACCTCCATTATGCGCCCATGAAGAGCAGAACCTATAACCCCTTTCATCATTTGGCCCTTAGGGGCTTTCAAGACCGGGAGTGCCGAATTATTGGCTAGATGCGTTTGTACGCCAATAAGTCCGGCACAGGCCACTGTGGCCGCTGCACCCAATGCAAAGGAGATTGAGGTTCCAGTATTATAGAGGCTTTCACCTGTCAAGGCTTCTACGAAATGTGTGCAATTATTTGTGGCCGAGTAGTCATAGAATTCAGTTCCCAAGACCTTCCAGGCATTGAAAAAACAGCTATAGGGAACTCTCTTATACTCAACTCCACAGACCTTCTCTAATTCAACATAGGCCTTAACCCCACGCTGTGATAAGGATATCTGATGTTCTCCTACGGCTATTGCCCAATGAACGTAGGTAAGGCGATTACACTTCTTTATATAAGCAAGGCCAACAGGAGGGTCGTCAGTAGAGAGTGGGCCGGCCTGGTAGTGTGGGTTACGTGGTCCATGCTTCGGGGTAACATTTTGTAGGCTCAGGGAGTGATCACAAAGGGCAGTGTTGGTGGGAGCTCCTACAATTGGTAAGGTTCGTGGGGCCCAGGCGCGGAAGTTGTCAATGGCAAAGAAGGCAGTAGCAGTAAGCCATGTCACATCACCAGCAACGGAGGGTAAAGTAATGAAAATTGAACCAAAGGTGGCCCCGTCCAGGTGTCCTACACTGGTTTTTGTGACATTGTAGTACCCATTATAAACAGTGGGCAAGACAGGGGTTATGGCAGAGTAGGGAATTCTCAAGCAGACCTCCGTGACACCCTCGGGAGGCAGGATTGTTTCAACTGAGTAGTTGTTAGTGTAGTTTGTCTGTGTTAGAGGGTTTGGCGCAGCTCCAGGTGGTACAAATGCGACAGCGGCTGAAATTGGGGCATAACCAGTAGTTTCAGTTCCCCGAGTTGTGACATAGCGCAGCATAACCTTCAAATCCCCCTTTACATAGGTAAATGCTCGAATTGCGGTCTCGAAGAAGGAGTTGCCTTCAAAGGTTGTTGGGTCTAAATTTATAAGGACATTTGAAGTTGTAATGGGAAAGGGGGCGAAGGAGCCACCAACTGCAACCTGGCGATATTGTTGAAACCAATATTTCAAATCCGTTTCCAATGGTTGAGGATGTGGAAGATCAACAATTGCCTCAGGAAGGTCAGAGCCAACAGCAGGAAGTCCTATTTCAATGTTATTCAATTGCTGAGTGTCTCCTTGAAAACCTAGGATTGGGTTTTGAGCAAAGCGCAGACAATAGTTGGAGGAGGCTGAAAGAAATGGCAGAATTACTGCTGAGGGTGCCACATTGGAGGGTCCCATTAGAGGATTCAAGACAAAAACACTAAAGTAGCCGAGCAAGGCCCCAGTTGAGTCCGAGCCAACCTGTGTAACAGTCTTCCAGGCGGTGAAAGAAATGAATGGAATCTCAAACTCTAGTGTAGAATTCAATCCTATGTCCCAGATTGTATAAGTGGCTTGCATGGCTTCTTCAATGGTAGTGGGAGCGGTTCCACCGGATAGGGGAGTATAAGCAACAACCAGTTTCCCATACTGCTGTTTTGCCCCGGTAAAGCAAAGATTGACCTTCAAGTTCCCTCTCCATTGGGAGAAGAACGAGGAGATGGAAGTCAGGAGGGTGTTACTCCCACTCAAAGAATTTGGAGAGATGGGGAAGGTAACCAAGAGTGCTCCAGCTTCTTCAACAGCAGTCCAGTAGACCTGGTCAGTATAGAGGCAGGGTATTTGTGCCATTTCCAACCAGGAATGAATCTCACCAGGTTCCCAGTCACAGTCGGGCTGGGATGGGGCGACTTGTATTAAGGGTATTTCTTGACCGGCTACCACGTTGCCAAATGCCATTGCTCCCGGTAAGAGGCGATTCTTGAGATGCTGCCCAGTTACTTGGTGTCGCAGACCATAGAAGTGGACATCCAAGGGAGCAATGTTCAAGGTCACGTTCAATTCTTGTGGGGTTCCAGCAGATGCTTGCAACGGAGAGAGAACGAACATATGTACACTCCAGTTTTGTGCATAACCAATTGGAAGAGTTGGAGTGCAGCCAATATAGGGGAGCTGCAAGCGGACCATATTAGTTGTTCTCAAGTTCAAAATTTGGTGTGGATAGACAAAGAGTTGGGCTGGACCAGGTATTGTGTTGAATTGAATTGTCTCGGGAATGGCAACCAAAAGCAAGGCACCAGCATGAAATTGAGATGGATTGCACTGTAAGACAACTTCATAGCCACAGTGAATAAAAGCATGAGAGGTAGCAGTCTTTGTAAACACAGAGGTCGGGTTGGAGCTAAAGACAGAGTCTGGTAGTGGATAGCAATTTGGATATCCTGCAATATTGGTCAATGAGTGTGGACCATAAATTGGGGCACTAATTGCCACGTCCACGCCCCAGACAAATTGATCAACCAAGAAGGAGCGGGCCGCCGCAGGTCCGGGGGTTGTTGGTAGGTCAGGGTTGGGAAAGAGACTGGGGGTCCCACTACCTCCGGAGTAGGCTGGCTGCACTGGGATTGCGGTCTGGGTCTGTATAATCGTATTACCATGAGATGTTGAGTCAATTCGATCTGAGGTTTCAAGGCCAACTTCAAAAGAAGAGTCAGCCAGAAGTGCTGTGGCACCAGTGGCCAAACCTCGTAGAATTGGTTTGAAGAATTTGTGCACTTTTGATCCAGATTTAGAGCCACCTTCACTTGAGGTGGCAGTAGGAGCAGGTTTCTCGGTAGTTGAAACCATTGGTCCTTCCACAGTTGAGTTGACAGGCACTGAGGTGGTCCAGCCGTTGGCACCCACCTCAGTTGCAACGTGGTTACCATTCCCATTTATAGTTGTTATGGATTGACCTTGGCCCCGGACATTTGAGAGGTCCAAAGCCTTTAAGTGTGCACAGATAACTGGGTCTAAGATTTCAGCTGTTTGAATAATACGTCGCTGGAACCTTGAGCGGTCTCGAGCTTCTTGCTCCCAGGGTCCAGTGCGATCCTCATTTTCCAAATTGTGTACAATAGTGCTCTCCGAGAATGTGACAGTTTTCACATTTCTCGGTGTTAATTTCGGAAGCACTGGTTCAAATTTCGGAGGATTTTCCATTGCGAAAACGTTCCTTCCAGGCCATTCGTGCATTGAGGGATCCAGCGCGTATCGGATGATGTAACCGCACTTCAATACTTGTCCTTCCACGGAACGTTTTTACTGTACGAGATTCAGCATAATTCAAGTATTGGTAGATTGTGGTAGTTGTGGTAGTTATTTTTTTTGTTCATGTTAAGTACAACTGACTTATTCTCAGGTAACTGTGCCAGCCGACACTCTATCAAGCAGTACTGGACTAAGATGTCGATTCCCAACGACATATCCTCACGACGGGCTACAAGGCCAGGAAAGCGCACAATGTGCATATATTCCTTTGTCATTCCATGAAGTTCCAGCTCTAGCTACCTTGAGTCCTGAAATCAAGAGTCCACAGGGGCTGCGTATCCTACTTCTCCGGAGTGATTACCAGAGTTCGGCTAAACAGTCTTTTGGGATTTCAGATTGCGATTTGCTGAAGGGGTGTTGTCATCCATTTAAAAGGCAAGGTGTTCACTAAAACAGAAAGATCGTCCGACGCTTGAGAAGGCTGGTTTCGGGATTTCTCACCTCACAGTCCCAGTCCCACCACTTTGGGTGGATCTTTCTGGTATAGTGCTTGTTAAGACAGACATTCCATACAGCCTGGATCCCCATGTAGATA